ATATACTCGGTGTATGAAGACGTGTTTGTGTTTATAATAGCTTTACTAAAAGTATCTCGTACTAATGTAGTGTCGTTTTCAACTTTTAATCTAGGTATATCACTCATTATACAGCCAATGCTATGCCTCTCATGTCTCTAATCTTAGGTACGTAAGCTGAGTTTGTTGACTTCATAACAATCTTAACTTGGAATGAAGTGAAACTACTTAATGAACTTGCACTATATTTGTATTCTTTGTAATTTCCAGCACTCTCAGCAGGTGTTACGGCAACGTCTTCGTTACCTGTTGTATTAAATGGTGTCCAATTTAAGTCATTAATATCTCTTGACTCTTCAGCTGATGTTGTTCTAAAGAAAACTTGTACTGTTGATACACTTCTAACATTTTGAGTTAATCTAATCTCTAATGCTGAAGAAGGATTTTCTAATACAATCGGTCTAGTTAAGTAAACAGCCGCACTTGATGTGCCTGTAGCTGCTGTGTCATCAACAAATGATGGTGTGTTGCCACTAGTTGGACTATTAATTCTATTTTGAACTGTAATTGCACTACATCTTTGTAAATCAATAACTGGAGATAATTTCTCACTAGTAGTTGAAAGTTTAGCGTTAACAAATAGCGATTTACTACCTAACATTTCGTTAGTTTCGTTAACTACTGAAGCCACCATTTGAGGTGATGTAAAGTAAATATTGTCATTTGCTGATACTGAAACTGGAGTAAGAGCTGGCATTAAAGCAAATTCTGTTTCACTACCATGTACAGAAGCACCTGTTGTTGGTCTAATGTTGTAAGTAAGTGTTGTACCTGGAACAGTCATAGTTTGAATATTTAAATTCAAAGTATCGTAAAGTCTATTTTGTGTTGCTGTAATGTCTGCACCACCAATATCACCTGTAGCAGTTGCTGTGCCGGTTGTTGTGATATCGTAACTGTCTAAAGTAATATTTGTAATTGAGTTGTATGTTCCGTTAATATCACTGTGAGCAACACCATTGTATGTTCCAGTTGGAACTCCAGCAATAGTCACGTTGTTGTTTGCTCCGTGCATACCATGATTTGGATGTGAAACTTTAATAACACCTGAAGAGTTAGTTGTTCTTAATGCATTATTTTTTAATGTTCTAGCTATTAATGCGTCATTACAAACTGTTGCTGTACCATTAGTACCTGTAGTGAATGAACATCTTTTTAGTTTGAATTTCATATCTTCGTTTTGTTCAGCAGTCCATGTAGAACCGTTTTGAGATTTGAACATAACACCAGCATATGGTTGTGCTGATATTGTTCTATCAGAACCTAACTGGTTATCACCAATTCTTGCTACATAAGCATTGTACTCATTTGTATTTGCTAATACTACGAAAGAGTATTCAACATTTTCTTGTATGTAAATAGGACTAGGGAAATTAAATGTAGTTGCTGTTGTACCGTCTGCACTAATATTAACTGCACTTGGATTCAACGTTACTTCACCAAATGGTAAAATTGTAGTTGAAGGATATCCATTTTTAACTTCTCTAATCTGTACAGTAACAGGAATGTTAGCGTCTTTAGATTGGAAATATAAATCTATTGATGACATGAAGACCCCACCTGGGTCATCTACTAAGAATGTTTGAGCAAGTGGATCCCACCAACCAACTTGTACGTTTGATTCTCTTGTTGATGTTCTTGCAATCTGTCTATTTTCGTCAACACTTTCTCTAACAATTCTAGGCTCTCTAGTTGATACAATAGTTTCTTGTACTGTTTCTAAAGTACCTCTTGCTGTGTAGTCTGCTTCACCAGCAGTTGAAATTTGTGAATTTCTATCGTTAGTAGACGAACTTGTTAATCTGAATACTCTTGAACCTGTACGCCATCTTGGATTTGCGTCAACTGTTGCGTCAGGAATTGCAAACGTTCCTGATACTGCACCATTAGCGTCTGAGATGATATTACCACCTAATGAACCGCCGTTTGGTGTAGAGTATGTTGATACGTCAACATTATCAAAGTATGGATATAATCTACTGTTAGGTTTAAATCTTGTTCCTGTAAAAGTAATTGTTCTACTTCTAATGAATGGAATAAATGCAACATTAACAATCTTATCGCCAAGTGAATTTCTAACAACCTGAGGAACAATTGTACTTCTTACACCTGTTCTAGTTTGATTTACTTGTTGAGTAGTTGTAATTTCTTGTCTTTGTAATACTCTTCGGCCTCTACCAAAAATGTTTGGTACACCAAATTGATGTTCTCTTACTTGGCCACCAATATTAGTAGTTTGTTCAACAGGTCTTCCTGTCCACATATCTTGCCACTCATTCCAAACTGTACCAACTTCAATTGATTGAAGATTTGGATTTCCTAAGTTTGCAACCATAGTGTCAAAGGCACCGTTTTCATTAATAACTAATTCTGGCGCTCTTTCAGTTTCTTTCCATTCATCTCCTGGTGGAGATAATTCTACTGTACCAACCCATGTAAATACGTTGAATGGGTTTACGTTAATAAATTTACTACAGTATTGTTGGTCAACTAAAGTTACTTCTGTGTATGGTAGTGTAAGACAATCGCCAGTCTTTTGATAACCTGCGTCTACTCTATCAGCTTCTAATATTGCTGTACCATCTTCGTCAGATTCTATTAGTTGTATTGAATCTTCTTTAAATGTAGGTCTTGCTTCGCCTTCTGACATGTCCATTGCAACTTTATAATCTAGGTTGCCGACATCTCCAATACCATGACCAGTAAAGTTGTCTACGATAAATCCATTTTTAAATCTATCAAAACCCTCTGCGTCTTGTATTTGTAAATTTTGTGTTTGTGTTTCTAGTAAAGATAACTGAGTATAGTATTCTACTGTCTCAATACGTTTTTCTAATCTACCAATATCTCTCATAGTATAACGTTTGTTATCTACAGATTTAATATCAATATCATTTGTACTTAAAGTATAAGCTGGAATATACAATGTGTATAAATGCATTGCATTATCTAAACTTCTTGGCGATTGAGGAATCTCAGAAGAAGCACCTTCAGCTATTTTGAATGAACCATCTTTATCTAAGAATATTTTATCAATTCTTGGTATGTAGTATTCAAAATCTGTATTGATGTTGCCACCAAATTTAACTACGTCAACTGTTGAAGCACCTGTACCATCAAAACTTCTATCTTGTGAACCTGAATCAATTGTACTTGCGTCATCAACTCTAGGTCTAAAATCTAAACAGTCTCTTAATTCATAAGAGTTACCTGTAGTATCTGAGAAATAAGTTGGTACTAATGTATAATCAATTACACCTGAGTAACTATCTACATCAAAGTAATCTCCAGAACCGTGTGAGAAGAAATCAAAAGTAACAAGTAATCTACCTGTTGGTTGTAACTCACCAGTTTTTAATTTAATTCTACCAATATCATAGTAGTTATCTCTTTGACCATTGTCTAAAGTAAATCTATCTGTAATGTCCGTGTCACCGCTAGTAGCGTTTGTACTAAAGTCAGCGGCCATTTTAACACTCTTCAAGGCATAAACATCTGATTTACCTAAACCTATAGAGGATGCTTGTGCGATTGCTTGTGTTGAAATTTGTACAGTTGAATTACTAGAAAGTGTTTTAGTTTTACTATCTGCAACACTTCTAGTTACAGTAGCGAGAATTTTAATCTTAGCATTTGCATAAGCAGTACCAAAATCTAAAGTTAATGTTTTACCTGATGGAGACCCAGCAAGTGTGAATATTGGATTTGAGTTTGCATTGTTTCCTGTCAAACTCATTACATCACCAGTTGCACCAGCAGAAGAAGACGCAATATCCATAATTGATACTGAGTAGTCATTTTCTGAAAGTGAACCAAATACTTCGTTAGTACCAGCAGTAATTGTAGCAGAACCTGTAGATAATGTTTGTACGAAGTGTCTTCTTACTGTAAAGTTAGTATCAGTTAAAGAAGCGTTTGAAGTTGTCTTTAAAGTTTTTACTGTAGATTGTGGTAATGGGAAGATAGAAACGTTTTTATTTGAATCTTGTAACTTACCTCTATTTCTAGTTGCAATCGTCTTAGTTGATACATCTGAACCACCAACTGCACTAGCTAGTTGTAATGAAGTATTTGATTGAATTGATTCTACTGTTCTCGTTACAGTACCACCAGCGTCATTTAAAATAGTTACTTCGTCATCTATCTGTAATTCTGTTGTGAAGTTAGTACCAAAACCTGTTACAGCAGTAGCACTGTTAGCTACAGTTAGTGTACCTGTAATTTGTAAACTTTCTCCGTAACTAGCACTTCTAGCAACGTCACTTGTGTATGCTGGTGTGCCAGCCATACCAAGTTGTTTAACACTACTAAAGTCATAGTGATTTGCACCTTTAAAACCTATTCTGTCGTTTTGTATCACGGCTGTATTGCCTGAAGTCCCGCCTGTGATTGTTTCTCCAGCAGTAAATGTTCCACCAACACTTGATGTTACTACTAATCCGTGAGCAGCGCTACCACCTGAGGTATATGCTGTTACATTTTGACTTGTGGTTCCGTCTGAACCAAATAATGAGAAGGTATTTACACCTGGATTTCTTACAGTAAATACTGTTGTTGCCGTAGCAACAGCTGAATCTATTGTTAAACCAGTTGTTCCTGAAATAGTAACTTGTTGACCATCTCTAAATTTGTGACCTGTACATGTTACAATACTAGGATTTGCAACTGTCATTCCTGTAATAGCAACTGTCTCTACATTTGTAATTGACTCTACTGTAGCAGTTGCACCTGAAGTGCTACCTGTTACTTTTTCGCCTGTAGTAAATGCTTGTGCTGTTTGAATATTTAAATGTGTGAACAAGTTAATGTCAAACAAATAGTGTTTGTAAATTGCACTAGTTGATGAAGCGTTAGCAAATACGAAGGCACTAGCAGCGCCAGTTACATATTCAAAACCTTTAGATTTTGCACGACCAATTGTATTTAAACCTGAAGTTAATCCAGCGTTCTCTGTACCTCTTGCTGTTGTAGCTTTAGAATATAAGTTAATTCTTTTAAATGCCTCAGTATCGCCAGAAACAAAACCAATATCTGGTGTACCATAAACGTTAGTAACATTAACATAGTTACCAACATCAAATTTTGTAATAAAGTTATTTTGTGTATTAAATTCTCTTGCTTTGTTAAGGTCTACAAAAGTAGTACCGATAGTTTCAATTTCATAACCTTTAACGTATGCTTTACCTGGTCCCATACCTAATGCAAGTTTAGTTTCAACTCCATCATTAGCTGCTGTATAGATACCTCTGTTATTGCCTGTTTTTAAATGTTCTCTAATATCTAAATCAAAGTCTTTAACTGCGTAATCACCACTTTCATCAAACGTTCTTCTTGCTAAAGTATCTTCTAATACTGCATACTCTGTAGTACGAACTTGGTTTTGAATATTACCAGCACTTAGTCTTAGTAACTCAACAAAGTTTGCGTCTGAAGCTGAAGCGATTGTAAGTTTAGTTAAAGTTAAATCAATTTTAAATCTGTGGGCGCCTGGAGCATTTACGTTAGATGAACCGGCTGCATTATCATTTAGTGTTCCATCATCATTCTGTGTAACAAAAGTTTCTGCAATTGTTAAACCAACTCTATATGATGGAGTGTTTGTGTACTTGTCTAAGATGATTGTTTGATTAGCAACTTCAACATGAAATCCATTAATGTAATATGTACCAGCGGCTACAAAGGCAGCTGCACCGGTTGCTACTGCACTAACTACGCAAGTTAAAGCAGTTACTAAACCATCAATTGTTTTAGAACCTGTAATAGTTTCACCAGGTTGAAATGTTGTAGAACTATTTGAAGTACCTGAGTTTGTGTATTTTACGAATAGTGTATCGGGGTCTGTACCATCTGTGATTGATGAGTTTGTAACCTTAGCTGTTACGCCTGAGGTAGTACCTGTAAATGTAACATCTTGCAAATTAGCAAGTGTAGATGTTCCCGAATAAGAAGTAAGTTTTACTGCATAGTAATTTAAGTCATACCCAATTTCTCCAGGTATAACCATTGCACCTTTTTTGAAAAGATGGTCAGATACTTTCTCTACTTGGTTTTGTAGAATAGTTTGTGATTGTGTTAACTCTCTAGCCTGTACTGCGAAAGCTGGTCTAAAAAGAACTCTATGGAACTTCTTACTTTCAGCATAATCATCAAAGTACGGAGAGAGGTTAAAATCAGTTGGACTTGGCATTTATTAAAGTATCCTCTGGTTAAAATTCTATAATCAATTTAATATTTTCAGTTTGGTCTGCGGCTCTTGTTATTGGCGCTCTGTTTTCTATGTACAGAATGTCACCACTGTCGGCATCAATTTCTGCGTTAGTATAACCGGAACTAAACGTAACATTATTTACTGTACCGCTTTGAGAAGTATCAGGTGTCGCCGTTGCACTAGATGTTTGTCCAGTAATAACGTTAGCTGCACTAAATGCTGTTTGGTTTCCGTTACTGTCAATACCTTCATCATTATATCTTGTTTGTACATAATATAAAATTCTGTTTGTTGCGTCCCAAGCTACTACTTTACCAACTGCACCTGTCGAAGCTTGATTGATTTCTTCGTCAACTGTAAATGTTCCTGGTGTAGGAGAAGAAGCAATAGAAATTGCCTTAGTTCCTCTTAATGTATTTGCTGACGCAGCTGAACCGCCTGATTTCGGGTCTCTTACTAACATAACTCTTCTAAAGTCATTTGATGTTGTAAAGTCACCTGAGTTTGTAATCTCGCCACCTTCTAAAGATGTATTTAACATCACAAAGAAAGCACCTAATTCTTGTACTGCATTAAATCCGTGGCCACCTTTTGGTTCAATAATACAATCCATCTCTGCACCAACTAAGTTTGTTGAACCTGCTGTTACTACTTGAGCATTACTGATTGTAGCAAATGTGTAATCTGTTCCTGGAGCTGTAACTGTTACTGCTGTAATAGCACCTGAAGTTACTGTTACAGATACAACACCACCTGAACCATCGCCTCTCATAGGAATGTTAGTGAATGTTCCGTCTGTACCACCAGAACCTGGTGTTTTAATTTGTACAATGTTAATCGCACCATCAACGGCAGCTGATGATACTGTAGAATCTGTTGAAACTGCCATGAAATCTGTAGATAAGAAGTTTGCTTGTTGTGAAGCAGACAACGTGTACAAGAATTTCCATTTGTAACCGTCAGCAGTTGAAATAATCGTTGTAGATGTTCCTGTTGGTTCTACTGTTGAAGCAGTTGCACCATCATTGTCTAAACACTTGTAAACGTTTCTCGCACTAGTTAGTACATAATAAGTTGCGTCTGATAGTGTTGTTGCACCAGACGTAGCATTAAGATTTGTAGTTGTGCCAGTAAGATATTCGTTGTAGTCATGTCTGTAAATATCGTATGTAGTACCTGTAATCCAGTTTCTTCTTGGTGTTACAAAAGCAACATCTGAACCTGTAATCTTTTTAGCAGCTATCATATCATCATAAGGCATATGTTGACTGTTAAGATTATCGCCAGGAGTAACTGGTGCTGTGTCTGTACCTAAATTTTGTGTTCTGCCATCACCTCTTGTTGCAATACCGAAAGGTTGAGGTTTACCGATAGCTAAGTAATACGTGTTACCAGAGGCTTCTGAGAAAGACTCTTGGAATTGTTCACTGTTATGTACTCTAAATTTGTTTGTAATAATTGCTGGCATATTGTTCTCTTTAATCCTTTACTATATTTATACAAGTTTTCATTGCTTACTCCAGTTAATTTAGTCGGCAGCCGCAATCGTTATTGTTGAATCTGCTACTTGACGTAATATTTCAGCATAGTGTGTATTATTTTCGTCTAGTGGTACAAACATTACTTCTCCGTCAATTGTTGCTTTTATACTCATGTTATCTGTTGTAATTGGGTCTGCTATATATTTTGCTGATGTAATATTCATTTTCTATAACTCCGCTGTAATGTTGTAATGTGTATTATCGTTATCAATATCTATCCAAAATCCTGAGTATATGTTACCTGTTCTACCAAATAAAAATCTACCACCGTTTGTACCAAATCCACCTACTGAAAGAGTAGGATTGGCAGCAGAGGCATTACTAGAACCATCTGGACTATAAAGAGTTATAGCTGTTCCTGTTTGAGAAATAGTTGGAGCTGCTCTCATTGGATGTATTAATTTTACCATACATAAATTATTAGCTGAACTGTTTATACCTGTTAATATAGTATTACTACCGTACGTAGGTCTTGAAATTCTTTGATAATATCTCAGACATCTAAGTAATTCTACATCTTCTGGTAAGTGTTCAAAGCTTGTAGTTGATGTACCAACTTCCAATTGTACTCCTGTTAATAACCATTCGTTAGATGTACTGTCTAATAGGTTTACTGAGTTTGTTGTACCCATTTTATTGCTACCTGCAACCCATGTATTATTTGTTGCTTGATAGTCTGTACCTACTGCATGAGTAAATTGAATTCTAAATCCAGCAGAAGCGTTTTTTGCAATTGCACCTGCACTACCAGTAATAAGTGCTGTACCGCCTGCTGTTGGCGACAATGAAATACTTTTCTTTTCCCATGTATTAGAAGCGTTGATTGTGTATTCAATAGGCGTTTCGTATCTAGTTTCGCTACCCGCTTCTTTTACAAAACGTACACAATATATTCCTGTTTTATTTGATTTTACCCAAAAAGATAACATCATATTTTGAGCATTTGATGAACCATATCTGTTTGTTATCATATTATTGCCTTCAATGTACTGTGTAAGACCACAATATTGGTTAGCTGCAATACTAGTGTCTGCTGTAGTTACATCAATCTTTAATGCTGAAGAAAATAATTCATTAGCTGGAACATCTCCACTTTGTGTAACTGTAACTGCACCGTCTGTAGATTCGTCCATCATCCATCTGTCTAACGTATAACCTTGGCCACTGGCAGGTGAGAAGGATTGTCCTCGTCTTGCGTGAATCATTTTACCATTGATGATAAAATTTCTATAGTTGAAACCTGTAGTAGGATTTTCTCCTAAGTTGTTTGCGATTGTTCTAGTTAAAATTCCCATTGATTATCCTATGTACCTTACTACTACCTCAGCTGAACCAGCCGGAGCAGTTATAAATGTTAGTGTTGTTCCTGAAATTGTATAGTCATCTGTTGGTACTAAACAAATACCGTTTACGAATACTAAAACGTTATCTACTGTTCTACCAGCTTCGATAGTTAGAGTTGTATCTGAACCATCTCCTGTCATAGAAGTCTTAGTATGTTTTCTTCCACCTGGAGTAGTTAACGCATGACCCATATTAGCATGTGCTGTACATTGATAGTAAAGTGTACCCATAGTGTTCTCGTCAACAACTATCTGTGTGTATGCACCTGCGTTACCTGGAGTACCTGAGTTAGTTACGCCATATGTGTATTCTGTTGTTTTAGCTGCGTCTATGTAAAATCTTAATGGGTGTCCAGCGTTTGTTCCGGCAGCTTGGTCAAATTTGTAAACTCCTGGCGCTAATGTTAAGAAAGGTGATTGGTCACCATCAATAACATAACCGCTTGATGAGCCATCGCCAAAGGCATGATGTTCACTAGTTTTAGTTGCAACGGTAATAGTTAATGTGTGTACAACTGTAGAATCTGGAGAACGGTGTGAAATATAACCTGCGTCTTGTAGTTGAGCACCTGCCATATCAATATCTGAACCGGCAGTAATCCCACCTGCTTCTGCAGCTGACTCAAATCTAGTAGTTGAGGCGTTCCATTTTAAAACATCTCCGTTTGAAATACCTGTAATAATTACGTTTGAGATATCCTGAATTGTATTGTTCTCTGAGAATAATTTAATCCATGCACCTGATTCTGAATAGAACGCTTCCGAACTATCTGTTTTAGTTGCAAACATACCTGTGTATGTTGTTGCGTCTGGTAAAGCGGCTGTATTTGCAAAATTAAATCTTGCTTTTGAACCTGAAGATGTTACATCAATAACATCAATAACTGGCGCTGTTAATGTTTTATTTGTAAGTGTGTCTGTAGTTGCTCTACCTACAACTGTCTCATCTGAGATTGCTGTATTTAATTCTGCTAATGTGCCTGATAAACTATTATCTGTGAAATCTATTGTTTTATTTGTTAGTGTCTCAGAACCAGAAGTTGTTGAGAAACTACCATCTGATACTGCTGTGTTAAACTCATTCGCCGTACCTGTTATGGTATTGTTTGCAAAATTGATTGTCTTATTAGTTAGTGTGTCTGTAGAAGTTTCTGTAACAATTGAACCATCTGTAGCAAAGGTAATCTTATTACCAGTTACAGTTGTGTTGATACCTGAACCACCTTCAAACGTAATTGTCTCACCTAAATTTACAACGTCAATTGTACTTGCGTCATCTTTAATAGATAACGTTGGAAATGTGTTAGTGGCAGCCGTTAAATCTTTGTTTGTTAGTGCCTGTGTAGCGGTTGTGGTAACAAAAGTACCAGACGTGAAATTGGTGCCGTCACCTAATGCTGTGTACAATTCGTCAATTAAATTATTAACTTTTGTTGCACCTGCTCTTAGGTTATCACCTGTTCCGTCATTAGCAACTGAACCGATACCTATTAATTGTTTAGCCATTTATTTCCCTCTTTGTACTATTTATACTTGTTTTAAACAGTTGTGTCATCAAATGTTCTATTTGTTTGAGCAAAGTTAGTTACTGTATTATCAAATGAGTCTTTACTGAATGCCGTTATAGACGGAAACGCAAAATTCATCTTAACTTGTTTACCTTGTTCATCACTAGTCATTAAAAAAGCGGCGTCCTGACCATCTAGTGATGATTTTGTGCCAAATACCTTTAATTCATTAAATGTTCTAAAAGTATTACCACTTCCAACTACACCTGCACCATATAATCTATTTGCGTAAATATTAAGTGAACTATATCTTGGTCCGGCATATGCCCAACCTTGTGAAATTACTACGCCATTAATTGGTTCTCTTTTACTTGACCTAATATCTAAATGAATACCAGCTCTAGTTAGTGTTACGTCTCTAGTGTTGGCACTAAAGTGTTCGCCTGTTTCTGCGTTATTATCAATAGAACCTGCCATGTAAGCATTGTTTCTTAATGAAGTACCATCATCTACTGTTCCTAATCTTCTACCGAATATAGTAGAGAATAGAACGTTTGCAATAGAGAAGAACGGGTCATCAACTGCACCTGAAACAGCACCTGTGATTGGTGTTGAAATTCTTGCGTCAATTCTACTAGCTAACTGTACTTCTCCTGTAAAGTAAAAACCAGAAGTATGCATTGTCTTTTTGAAACTATCTCGCCATTCACTAATAGAACGACCAACTTTTAATACATATGAAAAATCTTGGTAGTATAAACTGTCTTGTACTTTTATTGTAGTCTCTGATAATTCGCCGTCTTCATTTAAGAAACGACCATCTGTATCAGAAACAGACACAACGTTAATTGTTGCACTTGAAACATCTAATTTTTTAATAATTATAGTACCACCCGATACAGCAGTTATTGTTTCATCAACTACAAACGTTCCTGATACTCCTGATAGTCTTACTAGTCCTTTATTAGAATCATAATCTGCAACTTTGCCGGTTGCACCACTAGTGCCACCAGTTACAACTTCATTAGTTAGAAATGAACCTGAATTTGATACACCAATTATATTGTTATAAAATACTAAAGTTGGTGGACTAGGAGCAAGTTGGTAATTTAAACCTAATTCAACTGTTTTAATTTTAACAATTCTACCAATTTTAGAACCGTATAATCTTACTGTACCATTTAATCCTGTTGTGCCATTAACTGTAGCTGTTGGTATTTTTAAATATCCACCACCTTTACTTGTAAGGAATGCTTTTGTTATTTGACCAATATCTGTTCCAGATTCTTGCATAATAGAACTTCCACTATAAGCGTCACCTCTATTTGTTTCATCTTCCATAATTAGTGTATCACTATCTTCTGATATAATATCACCATTTACGTTACTAATAAAACCTGCAACACCTGAACCTGTTGTACCTGTGTTATCAAATACTAAAGCGTCTTTAACATTATAATCTCTACCTGGATTATTAATGATAACTTCTTCAACAACACCTGGACCAACTTCTTCAACTTGGAAAAGACCACCTGAACCGCCACCAATAACCGATATTGTGTCTGCTGTAGTATTCAAAGAGCCGTCATTAGTAACTATTTTAGTACCAGGAATACCTGTAATGGTTGCCTTAATAAAGTAGTCATCAACGTCTGAAGCAGTACCTTGTATTTCTTCACCTATTTGAAATGTACCTATAATACTTTCTGAGTTTAAAGTAAATTCTGTTACTGTGTTAACACCAATCTGGAAGATAGCAAGGTTTTCAATAATAGCCGTTGCCTTAGAAGTAAAACCTGTAATTGTTCTACCAATTAAATCTGTACCTTGACCAACAGTAACTTGAACTCTCATTACCTTTTTAGAATCCCAAATACCATCGGATACTCTTAAAATTTGTTCTCTAGGATAAATCGTTTCGGCAGTTGAATTAAATAGTAGCCTGAAAAATGTTTCGTGTCCTCTTGTAGTACCTTTGGCACGATACATTGATTTGATGTTTTTAATAATATTTCTTTTATTAACATCTGCGTCAATGGTTTCTGGCATTGTTGTTAAGAATTCATCTCTAAATGAATTTAAATAGTTTGTAATTGCACCATCGGGGTCTCTAAACTTTAACAAGTCCATAATGTTATTAACCGGACTTGGTCTGTTTGTATTTACAATTGCATTTGCATTGGAAGTTTGACCAACTAGAATTTCATCTTTAACAAACATGTTTTGAGATGATATGAATAATCTATTACTTTTTAAATCTTCTGCAAAGACTGTAGCTGTAGCAAGTGAGGTCATACCCTTGACAACTTCGCCACGTTCAAATTTACCGTAAGGACTTTCTTCTAAAAGGATTTTATCTTCTGTATCTAATAATGTTCGTGTTGAACCAATACCAGAAGAGTTAAGAACAATGTTATTAGTTTGGCCGGTCTCTGTTTCAATCAACATACCGTCTGTCGATTGAATACTTGTAACACCTAACTCGGAAGACTCTAAAAGTTGATAATAGACCTTTAGAAAGTCAGCGAATTTCGGGTGGTCAGCAACAACGAATTCAGGTAATTGTGAATTAAGTATTGTTGAGATTTTATCATTAAATTTTGCCATTTAACTTTGCTTCTCTTTAGTAACTACTTGTTGTGTTATATCCAACACCTGCTTCAGCAGAACCACCAACAAAGGTGTCAGGTTCAACCGTAACAGATAATACGTTAGTATCAATCTCGATAATCTGGTCTCTAACAGGAACAATGTCTCTTGAATCTGGTGTTACTGTAATTTCTATTTTAGTAGAAGCTGCACCACGTATATTTGAGATTGAAGTAATATTTAAAGAGTTTAATGTAATTTGACCTGTTGTGTAATTTATTACGCCTTGTGTTGATGTGTCATATGTCTTAATACCTGAAACTAGGTAATAACGTCTAACGTTACCGTTACCATCATCATCTAAAAACTGTTCACTTGTATTTCCATCAACTTTAAATCCTGTAGATGATAAAATACCACCGGCAATACTATTATGTCCTGCATGAGGATTGTATAATCCATTTCTAAAGTAAATATCATATTTTGTAGATGAACTTAAAGTTGGTGTAAAATTCTTTCTCATTTTCACATTTGTTGAGTTTGATAAAATTGAATTATCTGTATCATCAATTAATTTTGATAATTTAGAAAATCTAAAGACACCATCAAACTTTTGAAGTGTATCTGTATTGTATTTTGTAATATCTTCTATAATCTCTGTTTTTAAAGTAGAAGATGTCTTAGAAGTATTTTTTGAATCGTATTTAACAACAGAAGTCAATAATAGAGAAGTGGTTTCTGGATCCACAATCTCTGGTCTAACTGAAGCAACGTTATAAGGTTTTAAAAGATTTACAATGTCTAGTTTCGTTTGATTGGTTAATGTAGAACCTGAAGCTGCTTTAATAGCAATCTTGACAACACCATAAACAGGAGTTTCATCATCTTCGCCACCCCAAGCACTAACTGATAATGCATTAGGATAAATTGACTTAACAATTGTCTCATAGTCAGAAGTTGTTACTGCTCTATCTTGAGCTGCATAATGTAAAGGTGCATTAAACTTAATTGACTCTTTTGTTTCTGCGTCAGCGCCACCTTGTGAAACTGAGTTAGTTGTAATAGATACATCTGTGAAACCACCGATATTACCTTGTAAAGAAAACTTTGAAGCTCCATTTGAAACCGTTTTATTAGTTACAATATATTCCATGATAATAATATTACCATCTAAAACTTTTTTACCTGTAACACCGTCACCAAAATAAATTTGATATCTCTCTTCATCACCTTCTTGTATAAAGAAAACTTTTGATTGAGCGTTTACTGAATTATAACCACCAGCTAACTGATAAGTTAAAACTGTAGAATCTTGTGCTGAATTTTGTATTGTAACTTTTAAAGTTGATGTATCTGCATTGGCACTTGGAATAATAAATTTCTGGTCAACATCTGTACTGTCAACTACATATTTAAATGTAACTAAAGTACCTTCATATAAAGTTATGTTTGAAAAGTTGTAAACACCATCTACAGGAGTAATTGTAATATCTTCGTTGTTTAAATATTGATAACTTTGTCCTGATAAACTTGTAGTAAAGACTGTACCTTTGTTCATAGTGATACTTGAACCGGTTGCATTATTAATTTTTATATTAAGATTTGATTTTGGCGCTCTTGGACTTGCCGGAGTATATCCTAACATTTTTGCTAACGATACAATGTTCTTTCTAATATCTGCACTATCTAAGTACAACTCATTAGTTGACATACTAGCAATGTAAGAAAGGTAATGTGTGTTGTAAGATAATACGTCTAGTAATACTGAAAGGCCTGAGCCTTCAAAATCGTAATCTTGGAATTCTGTTTGACTTTGTAAGAATGTTTTTAGATTAACTTTTATCTGGTCAAAATCTAAATCTGATATTTTGAGTTTATTATTAGCCATTTGTTATCTTAACCTTTGTAAAAATGTTGATACTGTTTGTGGACCTGGAATACCCACAATATAAAAGTAGATATCAACAACTAGTCTGTTATTATCTTGGTCGTCATCAAGCCTAATACTATTTAAAGTAATTCTTGGTTCGTAGTTTGCCAACACTTCAGCAATCTTCCGTTTGATGAATACACCTGTTATAGGAGTAAAATTCTCAAACAACAATTCTCTAACACCACAACCTAATTCAGGATGAAAAGGTCTCTCATAAAAGTTAGTCTGTATTAAATTCTTTACGGACCTTTTAATAGCAATAATATCTGTTACTGTATTAACGTCATTAGTTACAACATTACGGCCGAAGTCTAAATCAATATCCTTAAACTTACGACTATTTCTGTTACTTGTACTTTGTGTGCTTGAGTCATATTGTGCCATACGGATATTTATAAGGTTTTATGTAGTCGTTTTCTACTAACCACAAAATACATTAGAAGAACCACTAGTCATAGCGCCTGCGTCTGTACTATCGCCTATTCTTGCCATCTGCAAACCGTGAACTCTTACTGTACTTGAACCAACATTAACGTTAGCAACGTGTGGAGCGCAAGGTGGTGCTGGTGGAAAAGGGTGTGATACAGTAGGGTCACTAACTCTAGCAATCAAAATACTATTTGCAAAACATGTACCTTGACCTGGTGTATCAAGTGTAGTTGTTCCGGTGCAAATATGACCAGTTGACAAACTATCGCCTTTTCTACTTACTGCTGGCATTGAACTCTCCGTTATCTGTTTAACTTAGCTTTTAAAGCTGCTCTCTTCTTTTCAGATTCTATACCTTGTCGCACTTTTCTACCAAAAGGTAACTTGATTGTATCTGTTATAGACTTGCCTTTTTTACTGATATATTCAACTCCAATAAAAATGTCTTTAAATTTTGATTGGACTGACATTACTGCTTTCTTTAAACTCATTTGTTCTGTTTTTTCTTCTTGTCCTGATTCGTTCCAGAACATATATTCACGCATTTTCGTCATTTTCGCCTTTTAGTTAAATTTTATGTTAATAGTATTTATATTAGAAATCACAACGCATTTTGGCAGCTCGCAATTCAGTTTCCGACAAACTTTTTTGATTTTCTAGCGCTGATTCGCCGATTCGCTCTAAATCAGGCGAAAATTCACAATTTTTGACTTTTCCAGAGCAGCCGGACAAAATTAAAATGAAAATAATTACTAAAACGTTGATTTTACTGAGCATTTTTTTTAAAAAAAGCGCCGATTTCGCTTGCTTTCTACGGTGGTTCATGTATAATGTAACCTTAATGATTGATAATAACAAAAAGGACGATAATATGTACAAAACACTAATTAAATATAACGAAAACAACGAAATCAAGACTTTTGAAGCTTTGAATGAAGTTGACACTACTGAGAAGACAAGTGTTGATAATGTAATCAACAAATATCTAATCAATAACCTAACAATTGCTAATTTAGTTGCAATTGAAACTTATGAGGTAGCATAATATGACTACATTTTTCTCACTAATAGGAATGCTAGCAGCTATCATAGCTGTTGGTGCAATTGATGGTCCTACTGGCCATGAAATGAACAACTGGTGGTTGACATTCACAATGATACCTGTAATGTTGGTTTCCTTTTATTTAGCAATTATTTATCAAATAAATGAATAAAACGCTTGCCTTTTGTGAAAACATATGGTATAATGGTAACATAAACTAAAGAAAGGACTTAAATATGACACTAATAAAAAACACTGCCGATTCGCTTGAAGATGGTATTAAGATAATGATGAACGCTGCTAAAGATGACTACAAAGAATGGTCTTCTAAAGGAAGCGATAGCATGTCTGAATACAGTAAAGAACAACTTGATAAATGGGACAATTCTGTTACAGTTAAACATGGTCGTAAATTTATTAAAGTAATACGTGACAACGGTGTATTTGCTTTTATCTGTAAAACAGATTTTAAACATTTTAAGATTGGTGACGTTTTGAAACCTGCTGGTTACAATGCACCTGCTTTAAATCAACCCCGAGGAAACGTTCTAACTGGTAATTATCTTATCAGATGGACTGGACCACTTTACTTAAACTAAACCAAGGAATATATATTATGAATACATTGAATCTAATACAAGCTGGAATAAAGCAATTATCTTTATCCGAACTTAATCAACTGTCTAGTTTCATTAATGATGTTAAAGTTATAAATGCTAAAGCTTCGTTAATTGTTGGACAAAAAGTTAACGTTGTACAGAAAACTAAAAAGACACCTGGCGTTATTACTAAAATCAAACAATCTAAATGTCTAGTTGACATGTCTGGTAGGATTTATAGTGTGCCTATGTCAATGTTGGAGGCTGCTTAATGAATAGACAACAAAAAGTTTTTGAGAGGGTTGTAAATCCTCTCTTAATGAAATATATGACAGACCCATTTGGTGAAGAAGTTTCTATCGCTAAAGGTATTCCAATGAAATATTTACCTTATTTCCAAGAAGTGTCTAGTCAACCAAATGCTAAACCTGTTAGATATAAATTTAGAGGTTCTTCTTTTGGTGAACATTATAAAAGACCTCAATCGTTTTGCCATAAAGATTGGGCTGAAACGTTTGCAATCTATCATAAATAATAGTAACTCATACTATAGTATTATATAACCCACTAATGTATGCTTAACTCATACTATAGTAGTAGTAATAAACGGAGTGTGGCTCAGTCTGGTAGAGCATTGCGTTTGGGACGCAAGGGTCGTTGGTTCAAATCCAGCCACTCCGACCAATAAAACTTTTTTTTCTTTTCTTCAAAAGGACACTTGACAATCAACTAAACAACCTGTATCATTAACGTTATCTGCTCTTAGCTCAGTTGGATAGAGCAAGTGCCTTCTAAGCACTAGGTCACAGGTTCGAATCCTGTAGAGCAGGCCAATTCAAAAGGA